CCACACAACAGGCCATTGAAACCCGCCATGCTGAAATCATGGAGGCCATCTTTGGTAGTGGTGAGTGGTTTGACATTAAGGATGACATCAACGATGTAGATGGCAACCCCATTGATGTTGAAGAATTAAAACTTCAACTAATGGAAGATTTCGACAGGGATAAGATTAAGAAGTCCATTGACCAAATTGAGTTGATGGCTGAAATCTATGGCACTGGCATTGGTGAACTCATCATCAAAACTGAGAAGCAATATACCCCAGCAACACAGGCCATTCCTGGTGTTCAGGGTCAAGCTGCTATTGGTGTAGAGGAAACAGAACGCATCTCTGTGAAGCTAATCCCAGTAAACCCTAAGAACTTTATTGTTGACCCTAATGCCACCTCACTAGATGACTCTATGGGTTGTGCTATTGAGAAGTTTGTCTCTGTACATAAAATTGTACAAGGCATGGAAGAAGGTATTTATCGCAAGGTTAATTTAGGCCTTGCTTCTCCAGATGATGATTTAGAAGTAACTGAAGAAGACAACATCTACCAAGAGGGTAGGGTTAAACTCTTAACTTATTATGGTCTTGTACCTAAAGAATACCTGCCTGAGTTTAGTTCTAAGGACATGGTGGACTTGTTCCCTGAAGATTCTGTAGCAGATGACTATGCAGACTTGGTAGAGGCCATTGTTGTCATTGGCAATGATGGTCAACTTCTGAAGGCAGAGGCCAACCCCTACATGATGAATGATCGTCCTGTGATGCTCTATCAGGATGACACTGTTCCAGGCCGTGTATTCGGGCGTGGGACGGCTGAGAAGGCCTTCAATATGCAGAGGGCCATTGATGGTCAACTACGTGCTCACATGGACTCTGTGGCCCTTACAACGGCCCCTATGATTGCTATGGACGCTACTCGCCTACCTCGTGGTGCTAAGTTTGAGATTAAACCTGGAAAAGCCTTCCTAACCAATGGCGATCCTACTCAAATTGTCATGCCCTTCAAGTTTGGTGAAACTGATCCTGTATCACTAGCCACAGCGCAGAACTTTGAGCGTATGTTGCTGCAAGCCACAGGCACTGTTGATAGTGCTGGCCTACCATCTAATGTTCCTCGTGATGGTGGTGGTGGAATGTCTATGGCAATGGCTGGAATTATCAAGAAGTACAAGCGTACCCTTAGTAACTTCCAAGAGGATTTCCTCATTCCATTCATCAACAAGGCTGCATGGCGTTATATGCAGTTTGATCCTGAGCGTTATCCCTCTGTAGACATGGTGTTCATTCCTACAGCAACGCTAGGTATCCTTGCTCGTGAGTTTGAACAGCAGCAATTCATTGCACTTCTTCAGACTTTAGGCCCTGATACTCCTGTACTACCCATCATCTTGAAGGGAATTTTACAGAATAGCAGTCTAACCAATCGTCAAGAGATGATTCAGATGCTAGATCAGATGAATCAGCCTTCTCCAGAAGATCAGCAGATGCAAATGATGCAGCAACAGGCTCAAATGGCTCAAGCAGAGGCACAAATTAACGTGCTAAACGCTCAGGCACAGAAGTATTCTGCTGAAGCACAACAAACTGCTGTTGACACAGAGCTTGCACCAACAATTGCACAGGCTAAACTCACTGCTGCCCTATCTACCAACCTAGATAATGACAACGAACAGGCAGATTTTGAGCGTAGGGCAAAAATTGCTGAGTTGATGATTAAGGAAGAAGAACTAAAAATCAAAAAGATGGACATTGACTCTAACGAACGCATTGCAAACACCCAAATGGAGAGTAAAAACAAGTCAGATATGACTTTTTCATCACTACTGGGTGAATAAATATGGATGACACTAAACTTTTACTTTTAGCAGATAAATTTAGACGTCTTAGGGATAGGGTTGATGGGTTGTCTGTAAAGCAAGAAGAAATTCAGACAATTAAAGGCGATCAAGGCCCCAAAGGTGAGCAAGGTGATAGGGGTTTTGATGGTGCTCCAGGAAAAGATGGTGATGACGGTGCTGATGGCACAGATGGACAAGACGGCAAAGATGGTGTTTCAGTTGTAAACGCTGAGATAACCTTTGATGGCTCTCTTGTAATCTACCTGTCAGACGGCAGGGAAATTGACTGTGGTGAAGTAGTTAAGGAGACAGGTGACACTGTAATTCAAACCCTAAAGCAGGGTGCTTCTGTTAGTGGTGGTGGTGGTGTAACTTCAATCACCTCTACTGATGGTAGTGTTGTAATTACAACTGTTGGTGGTGTTGTTGACCTATCTGTAAAACCTGCTGGTGCGAATACCCAGATTCAATTCAACAATAGTAATGCGTTTGGGGCTAGTGCAAACTTTACCTACACCAGCGGAACCAACACGCTGACAACTGGCAACATCACGGGCTCTGCGCTGGCGATGACCATACAGACAAGAGCACCAACTTCTCTTGAGACCCCCGGCGAAGTTCTTATTCAAGGCCGAGATGCAATAAAAGCAAATACTAATGGCGGTTCAATTCGCTTAAAGGGCGGCGCGAAAACAGGGTTTGGTCAACCGGGACAGGCAATACTTGAATCTTCAAACGGTGAATATGCTGTACGAGTATCTAACGAGGCTATATATCTTTTCGGGGCATACAGTTCAAATTTTACTTTTGCCAACGGGTCTTTTGACGCTGTCGGCTCGCAAACAGCGCCGTTAGTTGATGCTCCAAACTCATTTGTTGCTGGCCTAAACTCAACTGCAACTGGTAATGTTTCTTTTCAGTTTCTTACAGACAGTCAAGTCGTTTTTGAGTTTGGTGAGCCAACTTTCGGTTCACAGGAACTTGCTTTTTTTGGTGTTGTGCCTGTAACTCAACCCACAACCGCAACCGCCGCCGCTACGTTTGTTGCCAACTCGGGAACCACAATAAATTCTGCGTCTACGTTTGACGGCTACACGCTTGCCAAGGTGGTCAAAGCACTTCGTAACTTAGGAATCCTTGCATAATGGCAATCATAAAACAACTAACTAACGCCGCTGGTATTGTTTACGAATACCACCGCATCAATTCCATCATCATTGACGCGCAGGACAACCTGTTTGCCACGGTTGCGTCCTACATCAACGCAGATCGTGCTACAGCCCAAGATCGTGCTGTTGACCGCTTCTCCACCCAGATTTACACGCCCATCACAGCAGGTTTAGTGGCTACAGCAGAAACTCTGCTGGTCGCTGACGCCACTTGCAAACTGTTTGGCGGTGTTGTTACGTCTGACGTAATCGTATCTGATCTTGACAAGGTCAAAGCCAAGAAGAAGGCTGAGATCGCTTCTTCACGATCTGTTGAGATGTATGCAGATAAGACAACTAGCCTTGGAGTATTTGGTTCTACTGAATCAGACAACAACAAACTAAGCCTTTGCATCCAGGTTACTCAGATTGCAGCCTCCTTAGGTAATCCAGCAGAGTGCGGATATAAAACTGTTGATGGTGTATACAGTGTGTATACGCTTTCTCAACTAGAACAAATTGCACTAGAGATTGCTGCACAGGTTATTCCTTTGTATGAAAAAGAAGCTGGTTTAGTAACTCAAGTAGATGATGCAACAACTATTGAAGAAATAGATTCAATTAATTGGTAATACCTATTGACATTATACTAATATATATAGTATAATAAGATTAACTATAAGAGGAGTTTCCCCATAATGGACAAGAAACTACAGAAGTATTACGAAGAAACATTTTCTATGCTTTCTACTGAAGGTTGGAAATATTTTGTAGAGGATATGGAAAATCTACGAGAAACTGTTGATAGTGTGTCTAGTACTTTAAATGCTGAAGATTTATTCTTCAAAAAGGGACAGCTAGACATACTCACTTTGATTCTCACTCGCAAGAAAATTTGTGAGGAATCCTACAACCAGTTAAACGGAGAAGACGAATGAGGGGTTTTTATGACTTTATGTGTGAAGACTTCCATATGTTTGAATCCTTTGTTAACTCAGAAGATAGGGCACTTCCTTGCAAGATTTGTGGTGAAGACGCAAAAAGAATAATTTCTTGTCCAACTATCAAACTTGAAGGGATTACTGGAAGTTTTCCTGGGGCAGCAGATAGGTGGGAAAGAGTTAGGGCTGAGAAACTCAGTCAAGAGAGAAAGAAAAACGCAGAATCGGGTAGCGATTAAACGTCCGTAGTTTTTACTTTCGTTTTATAATAGGCCCGTAAGGGCAATACTCCTAAAACCCGTAAGGGCAGGAGAAAGGTGTAGCATGGCTTTTATTGAAAATGACGACGAATTGGATCAACAGACAGAAGAAGTTGATGAACTAGATTCTGAAGATGATGAAATTGAAGAATCAGAACAACCTGTAGTCTCTAAGGTTCCCGACAAGTATCGGGGCAAAAACCTAGAAGACATTGTGAAGATGCACCAAGAGGCTGAACAGCTAATTGGTAGGCAAGCACAAGAGGTTGGTGAAGTTCGTAAACTTGCTGATGAATTGTTGAAACAACAACTCTCGCAGAAACAAGTAAAACCTGCACAAGAAGAAACAGATATTGATTTCTTTGAGAACCCTCAAA